GTAGCCTCAAGGTACTTTTCTTTCGATACTAACATAACCAAAGATAAAACAGGAAATCAAAATTGGTTACAGTGTAGGATTTCAGACAGAAGTTTCATGAACGACGTATGGCTACACTCCTACATCCCTAACTCTTTTCCCGCACTAGCGATAACAAAAGATGGAACTCTTAGATTTAGAGACATGTCTTCTGACATAAAAAGCAAGGCTAAATGGACTTTCAGTTATAGTTCCCCAAAAAAGAAATCGGATATTCAAATATCTGGAGGAATAGAGATACTCTCAGATAATGCTCTGGTTAACCAATTAACTCAAAATAAAAGAAACTTAGTATTCGATATGGATAATGGAACTACCGAAGAAATAATATTTAACCAAAAGATTATGTTGGCTGATTCATCCATATCCGAGAACTCGGGGATAACTAATAGAGATAGTGTAAATTACTTAACTAACAGTAACGTGCATTCTAAGTATTGGGATAGTTATGTAAACAACTTAGGCATGTTAGTTTTTTATTCGGGAACTAGAGCAACTGTAAGCTTCATGTCTAGACTAATACAAGATATGAAAGTTTTAGACATAGCGGAGATTCTAGACCACAACTCAAAAAATCCAAACGAAGGAGAAGGAATACATTCTGGTAGATATATAATAAATAAAATAGTAACTTGTATAAATTCAAATAGAAACTTGCAAACTCACGTAGTTATGTCTAGGGAATGCTTGAATGATGTAAGAGACCTAAAATCAGAGGAAGAAAAAGTGAAACCACAAATAAATACTTCAACTAGTCACGATAAAGCTAAACTAAAGTTGACAGCAGTAACCTCGAGGATTAAATCACTGACAGATTCTCTCAACTTGAATATAAGTTTACCTTCAATCATAACTTTAGCTTCTTCTATGGAAGACATCTACGATTATGATTTTGGATTTAACTTAAGCTCGATATGGCTGAAGATTCAGTATCTTCTCAACAGTTCTGAGGACTCTCTTGTAGGAACAATTTTAGGATTAATTTTTCAATTTTTAACTTTGGTGGACGTGTGTACTTCTCTAACATCTAGTGATGAGATAATTACAGACTTGAATAATTATATGACAATAGACAATACTTATATATTAGACGACGGAAGTTTATCTGTTCCAAACTTAGGCAGAACTAAAACTAATCCTGAAGATTTTTCAGCTAGTATATTTTCTTGGTACGTACAAGGTAAGTTGACTGAAAATACAAAAACTGGAGATTCTACGTTAGACGGCATACTCTCTGATTCTCTAACTTGGTTGACTGAAGAAGGAATAAAACCACAACAAAAAGTAGATACTTTCAGAAGATACTACGGTTCTTCTATATCAGAACAAATAACCGAGTACGAAATAAAAGATTTCTTAGCGTATCAATCAGAAACTGTTTATATGAATAAGAAAGTTCAAGGAAAAGGAGGATACCTATACATAGTTTATCCTACAGAAAATTCAGATATCTCCATAAAGATAAATGGAATTAGTTCAGAAGATTTTACAAGCACAACAAAAGAAATGAATCTGATAGGGGAATCTAAATCCTATACAATATTCAAAAGTAAAAATAAATATTCATCTACCGTCTCTTTGGAGGTATATTAGATTGTTAGCCCAACCTACTAACTGGATAACTGAATATAAAGATACAAAATCTTCTCAATACGTCGGTACGGTTATGGAGAACAACGACCCTTTGAAGTTGAGTAGAGTCAAGGTTAGAGTTACTGAGCTACACGGAACTCCCTCAGAGATACCAGATTCTTGTTTACCTTGGATAAACCAACAACCTTCTATTTCAGGAGGAGGGAACTCGAACTTCTCAATACCTGAGGTAGGTAGTACAGTTAAAGTAGAGTACCCAAACAGTAATGTTAACTTCGGATATTACTCGGCAGGAGCTATTACTCCAAGTAACAGAAATACAAATTTTGACACAAATTACCCTAACGCTTACGGGTTTAGCGACAGTACAGGGAATGTATTTAAAATAGATAAAGTATCAAAAACTATGACGATAACTCATTCTAGCGGAGTAACTATAAATATAAATTCAGCAGGTAACATATCTGTTGATGGAGAGGATTTATCTATAAACACTAATTCAATAACCGCCAACGTTAACGATTTTACAGTTAACGGTAACTTTGGTTGCTCTACAGGAAAAACCTTGGTTATGACTGGGTCTGATGGCAAATTATATGAGTTCACAAACGGTATATTGACAAACGTCAACTAGGAGGGAACATGGCATTAAATGAAGAATATTTTATAAATTTGAATAATCAATTAGATAAGATATCCAATCAAATAGACTTGGCAGAAGATTGTAGTGCTTTATCCTTGATTAACGATAAACTTACAGAAATTATGTCGAAAATAGAGATACTGCTTACAGCAAAAATAGAGGCTGAGTTAAAACAAATAGAAATACTAGGCAAGTTAATCACGATACCCTCAAGTCCAGAAGATTGTATAACTTGGATAACTTCTTTCATAGACAATTTAAAAGCTCCCTATACAGCATCAATACAACAAAAAATTCTATTAATACAAAAATATACAGAGATGTTGACAAAAATAACAGGAATGGTAAGCAGACTCGAGGATAAGAACATCGGGTTGTCTTGTGAACTGACAGCTCCCACAATTCCCAACCCCCTAAATTAGTTTATATTATATTTAGGACTGTACCTAATCAGAGGGAATATTCTTGTCACTTTATTCAGATATAAACTCCATCTCTCCATATAGCATATCAGAATTAGAAGATTTGGATTCTGTATATCAAAGCATATTTACTATATTAGAAACCGTTAGAGGAGAACTTTTGTTTCTTCCGACTTTTGGGGCTTCGAATAACGATAATCTTTTTGAGGTTATAGATGAGATAAATGCATTATTGTTATTTCAAGACATAATAAATGCAATAAACGCTTGGGATAGTCGAGTCTCTCTCAATCTTCAAAAATCTAATGCTCTAGCAAACCCAGACAACAATCAATATGATATAACTCTTTACTTCTCAATTCAAGGATTTGATAATGAGTTTGTTTTAAATAAATCAATCTAGGAGAACCCCATGACAATAATAAATATAGATTCCTTATCCTTCAGTTCTATATATAATAATTATATAACTTATTTCGACAATCTAGCGACAACTCAAAAGATGAAAGATTTCTACGAGTCGACCATGGGTAGATTGTTTATTCGACTACTTAGCGGTTTCGGAGCTTTTATATCATACATAGTTACTGTTGCAAGAAGAGAGGTTTTTCTAAAAGAAGCACAGAACAGAGCCAGTAACATAGGCATAGCTCAAAACTTAGGATACTCTGTATTTAGAGGAACAAACGAAATTGTCACACTAAATATAACTCCAAACATAACAGGAATAATACCTAAATTTACTGAAATAGGAACGGTAGGAAGTTATAGCTTAATAACTTACGAAGATGTTGTTTTAAACGAGAATGAATCTGTTGATGTAAAATTATATATAGGTACTCTTGAGTCAGAGGATTTAACCCTAGATACCTCAGAGTTAAAAATATTTTCATTCATATCTAGCAATGTTAGTGAGTCTTATAGGCTATACCTAAACGGAGAGGAGTTACCTACCTCTAACTCGATATCAGATTTGAATGAAGATAAATATGTCGTCAAGAGTAATGTCCACGGAGCAGTTGATGTTTGTTACCTACAGGCAGGAAGTTATGTTTACAAATCTGGTGACGTATTGAATTTACAGTATATAGGATTAGCTAACACAACATATACGAAGGATGAGTTAACTCTAGACTATGGAACAGTAAACTCCATAGCTGATACTCAAGCATACGTACCTGCAGAACAAATAGACTCTATAAAAATAAACGCTCCACTTTTCCACGAAACTCAAATGGTTATCCGTGGAAGAAACGACTACATAAAAAGATTTAAAAACTTAGGTAGTGATTTGGCAGACACTAACGGACGAGATTTTGCTCCCGCAGTAGTGGATTTAACCTACGTAAAGAACAATTATGTTAACATGTCTCAAGAAGAAAAAGATAGCATTCTATCTGGATTAAATAACGAGAGGATGATGGGTATTCCATTACCTAATATCTACGAACCAAGACAGTTCAAACTAGCTTTAACTTTCAACCTTAAAAGAATTAGTGGGGATACTACTAGTGTCTTAAATGTTCAAGATGACCTAGAGAGTCTAACCGACGAGTATAGAAAAACTTTAAAGCCCTCAATAGACCTAGAATTAATAGAGCACGATATAGACGATTTTAACTACATAAAAAGAGCTAGAGTTTCAGTAGTATCTAACACTAGAGCTTCAAGCACTAACTATGCTTTAGGAGAGTTTATAGTACCCACTACAGGTAATGGAAAAATTTATAGAGTTAAGGATTTTGTTCAATCCTCTTCCTCAACAGAACCGCTTTGGGATTATACGGTTGGAAATATAACAGAGGATAATGGTATCTTGTGGAAATGCATAGACCGTTATGGTCTTAGCCCAATAGAATGGTTACCTGATAGGAACTACAAATATGGGGATATTGTTAAAAATATAACAGATACTTTTGTATCGGTGAACTATGCTTTTATTTGTGTCGGCATAATAAGATATTCGGGTAATTCTCAACCTTCGTTTGGCACTACAATAGGAAAGTTTACAAATGATAATGAGATTATTTGGGTATGTAAATCAATAGAAACCTCAGACCCCTATTGGTCAGCAAACACAGATTATAGAATAGGAGATTCAATACAGAAAGGAAGTTATTCTTACGAGTGTGTCGGATTTAAAGGTAGTTCTGCTTCTTCAGAGCCTGCATACAAGTCAACTTCACACTATTCGATAGTGTCAGTGTCTACAGGAGACCACAAGTTTTCAATACAGGGAAACAAGACAAATTTTTTCAGAACTTATGACACCATAAAAGTAACAGACTCTACGGGCAATAATGGTTATTACACGGTACTTAGTGTTTCCTACGACAGCACTAATACAAACATAGTTGTGAGTGAGACAGTAAGTAGTAGTGTAGTAGACGGAAATTTATATACTGAAGACCTAGATACTGTTGACGGTAATCTCTTACTTGAATATTTTGACGAAGATGAAACCAGTTTTACTTATTTTTGGAATACTTATTTAGACATAACAAATACCGTAAATTTAAGCTCATAAAAGGCTTTATATTATAATTAGATTAGTTTATTCGGGATTGTCATGTTTAATCATTCTGTAAGAAAATGGATACCTGAGAAGTTAAACGAACGTGAGTTGGTTAAACAGTTCGCTGATGCTGTGGATTGGTTACTCAGTGCCGACTACCCAGACGCTGATAAATTAGCTACAAGATTCAGTTCGTTACAGAACAAGTATAAAAATCTGGACGAAGTACCGTTAGACGATATTTATCTAATAATAGAAGAAAGTGGGTATTCTTATATTACTGATGTTTTAAGTTTAGATGAGGATTCAGTCCGAACTTTTACTTCTTTCCTTAGTTTTATTCATCAAAATAAAGGTACCCGCAGAGGGTTAGAATTTGTATTCGAATTACTGAAGATGGACTATAAAATAACCGAATGGTTTGAACAATCCCCTAAAGGTACACCAATGACATATAATATAGATTTGTTGTCCTTTTCTCCTACAGGCTTAAGGGGATTTGAAATAATAAATAAGATATTAAGATTTTGTAAAAACTATGTTTATCCTATAATGCAGACGCTATTAGTTCAATTCAAAGTAGACCCTACAGAAATAGGTTTCGCACTAGTACCTCAATCTTCTGTAGGTTATAGTTTTAGCCCAGATAGTATATATCTAATATGGGATGTAGGTAACTGGGATGAGAAACTATACTACTTCGGAGTCGACGAACTAATTTACGATGTATCTGATTGGGATATCACAAGATGGAAATAATATAATTTAGGAGATATAAGATGGGAACTTACACACCTATAATAACTACAGCAGGACTTGCTCTCATAGCCGAGAGCATATCAAATGGAACTAACATAAACTTAAAATATTTCGCTTGGGGGGATGGAAACGGTTATGCTGTTACTCCTACAGTGAGTCAAACATCATTGGTGAATGAGGTATATAGACAAGATATAACTTCAGTTACTATCGACGACAATATAGCATCTTGGTTAAATATACTAGCTATCGTCCCTTCCACCGTTGGAAATTTTTATGTAAGAGAGTTGGGTATATTTACCGAAGACGGAACACTTTTCGCAGTAGGAGCACATCCTGAATTTTATAAAGCCATACCCGATGAAGGTACTGCGATTGATTTCAGAGAAAACATAACACTCGAAATAGTAAACTTAGCTAACTTAACTATTACATTAACTCCTTCACTTGTATATGTAACTAAGGGGGAATTAGAATCTCATATTCACGACGGTACCTCAGGAAGTCCTAGTAAAATATTACTGACTGGAGGAGCCCAAGTTCAGGGGATACTTCCAAGCAGTATGTTGAGTGGGGTAATACTTTCGGATGGTTCTATCCCAATGTCTTCTAATTTAGACATGACAGGTAATGAGTTATTAAACATAAGCTTACCTTCAGAAGCTTCAAGTGCAACACCTAGAAGTTATATAGATGGGCTGAAAGCAGGAAGAGCAATAATTGGATTAGATATTTCGAACAATGTTACAGATTTGAATAATATAATAGATATATCTTCTGGAAGTTGTTTAAACTCTTCAGCATCTATACTAATGAAAAACTTATCTAGCATAAGCAAAAACTTAAACTCTATCTTTGTGGTTGGCAGTGGTGGGGGTTTAGCTAGCAATCTAACCAAGTCAGCTAATACCACTTATCATGTTTTTGCGATAACTAAAGCAGATGGAACTTTTGATGTCGGATTTGATACCAGTCTGTCAGCAACCAATCTCCTAGCTTCTCCTAACGCTAGTGGCTATATAAATTACAGAAGGATTGGAAGTATTGTAACAGATGATTCGTCTAACATAATACAAGAAACTAGAATAGCTAATAATGACGGTTCTGTAAGAGTAGTAAGAAAATCAGCTATCGACACACTGACATCTTCTTCTTTATCCACTAACTATGCTACTTTGACATTACCTACACCGTCAGGCATACAAGTTAAATCAATCTTGAGAGTTCTTTATTCAGCGTTGGCTTCAGCTACGTCAAACATTTATGTAAAATCTAATGTTACCTCTGAGGAAGTGGATTGTTGTTATATTTACGGCAACACCTCCAGTACCACAATTTTATATACAGACTCTAGAATAGCTGTGGACGTGGATACTTTAGGACAGGTACAGCATAAAGCGTCGGTAACAAACACACAAACTTTAACTATAAAATTATGCGAATACACAGATAACAGAATGATATAAGTAATATCCGACAACCCATCCCTGAGTTATGTAGACGTCTACATAACTCTTTTTTTGTAACAAATTGTAAATAATACGTCGTTAATGCTTGAAATATAATTCTTTTGAAAGTATAATATTTTTATATCAGGAGTAAATTTATTTGATTGGAGGATAGTTTACTTTGAGTAAGATTCACAAGAAAAAAATAACACTACCCGATTCTTCACTTTTGGATTGGATTACAGTATTGTCTGAGGAGAATAACTGTAAAGTTGCCGTCACGTGGGTGAGCAAGTACAACAACTACGTTACTTACGATTATGAACCTTTTTGCACTGACGGACTTGAGTTACACTTAACTATAACTTCTGGAGATAAAAACGTATTAAATTATTTAGTTTTTTTATATGATGAAAGATTATCTCGTTCTGCTCATCTAGAAAAATGTTTAAGTTTATAAAATAAAACCTCTTGACAAACTCATCAACATGTGCCATAATAATAAAAGATATAATCGAGGAGGATTTTATGTACATACCTGAGTTTGCTTTCGAAGAAGAGGATATTGAAACTTTGAAGAGGGCTAATGTATTTCTAGGAGAATACACCCACAAGAAAACTGGATTTATTTATTATAAATTAAATAGTAGAAAAATAGACGAGATTTCTGACATATTGTATTCTAATGACATCATGTCATATGATAGTAAGGTTAGGGTAGAATTTAATATCAGGATGTTAACTGAGATATTTACAGGTATTCTAAACAATAAAGACAGATATTCTCTCCTATCCCTCATATCTGAGTATTCTAGATACAATACGATAAATGCTAATCTTTTAATGAAATGTTTAGGAAAAATAGAAAATGACAACTAGCGGGATAATTTTAGTTGATTACTCTTGGGTAGTCAACCTATATTATTATGGATTCAAGGATAAATATGTAGTTAAAGACGGCAGTAAGATATTTATAGGAAATATCTTAGGGTTAACTCTACTAGTCGAGAATATATTAAAAAAATATCCAAATTATAAGATATTGTTTTGTATGGATGGGTATTGCAAGAAGAAGAAAGTTTGTTCGGAGTATAAAGCCCAAAGAGAACACAACGATGAAGTTCATCTAAATAATGGTTACATTGTCAACATTTTATCTAATGTTCCTAACGTTTCCTTCTGCAAAAGCGAAGACCATGAGGCGGACGAACTGATAGCACACTTAGCCTATAAACTAAAAACTAGTTTTGATGATTTAATAATATATTCTGGGGATAAAGATTTTTGGCAATTATCAGGCAATTTTAAAGTATCTAACGAGTTTAAAAAAGGATTCAAGATAATAACACCTAATGATGTTTTTAGTAAGTTTGGCACTTCCGTAGACAATCTATTAAAGTTAAGAATATTGGAAGGGGATAAATCAGACAACCTAAAACCTCCAGTACCTAATATAAGAAAAACATTTAAGTTAGACCTCTGTGAACATTGGCACGATTTAAGTAAAGCGGGATTTGAAGAAGCTTTAGACAATTTAGCTAACAATTCCTACGATTCAAAGAATATGGATAAACTAGATGCTTATCGTGAAAACATAGATAAGGTTTTAATAAATCTAGAAATGATGGATTTAACTAGATATGAAAACTATTATATGGAATATCGAGTATTCAGAGCTAAGGACGTAAAAAAATCATTAATAAATTATTTTGAGCTAGGACAGTTTGAAAGATTTTTATATGATAATAAATTTTAATTCTTCTAGTCTTCAGAGGAAAGACCTCAGGCTAAGGCTAAGACTAGCGTAAGTTTATAGGTTCTTGCGAGAGCGATTGACGTCTTCTAAGATATGTCAAACAAAAACCTATTTATATTTTAATAGGAGGAAATTTAGGGATGGGAAACAAGGTAAGCGGAAACTTGAGGATAGGACTTTACTCTCCTTCACCTCAATCAGGCAAAAGCACCACCGCAGACTATTTAATTTCTAAATATAGTTTTGATAGAGTTGTTTTAGCTAACACTCTCAAAAAGATGACAGGTGTCTTTTTGCTCGACTTAGGGTTTACTCCTGACATAGTTGAGCGTATGATTTACGGAGATTTAAAAGAAACAATTATTAAAAGTATAGGAAAGTCTCCGAGAGACTTAATGGTCAGCATAGGAACTGATTGGGGTAGAGCTAAAGTTAAGGAATCTATTTGGATAGATATAGCTACTTCTAGCTTGAGCAATGGCATAAATTATGTATCTGACGATATAAGATACTTAAACGAAGCCGATACGTTTAGACAAAAAGGATTTAAAATAGTTAGATTATATAATCCTAGAGTTCCTACAGCCGAGGGAGCAGTGTCTGAAGGAAATCTAGAAGGATATGATTTTGATTTCCAACTAATAAACTCTGGAGATTTTAAAGAACTCTACAAACAAGTAGATGAAATGGTATTGTATTTTAATGAGGGATAGTTTGTGGTTAGAAAATTTAAGAAAGCTATAGTGTTTGATTTTGATGGTACGTTGTCCAATTTCGAGCACAGGGAACATCTCAGGGAATCGGATTTTGAAGAGTATAAAAGATTATGTGTCGACGATACCCTCATAGAGCCCGTCGCCGACTTGATAAAAAAATATAAAAACGAAGCCTACATTCTTATACTTACCGCCAGAAAAGTATCTGCACTTCCAGAAACTAGGGCATGGTTAGACAAACACAGAGTATTTTATGATGAAATAGTTTGCAGAGATTTGGGAGACGACCGTGAAGATTATGTTGTAAAGTACGACAAATGTGTGCAAATCATGAAGGACTACGACATTTATTTCGCTGTTGACGATAGACCTTCATGTGTAAGGGTATTTAGAGATTTAGGTATTCTAACATTTCAATGTGGAGATGGATATTAAAAATAGAGGTTTAGGGGATTGTTAAGGATAAAGGAAGAGATAACTCTTAGGGATTATCAGATAGACGCTAGTAACTTTGCTACGTCTAGACCTGCTAGCCTACTTAGTTTAAAAACAGGAACAGGCAAGAGTTTAATAAGCATAAACGCTTCGGCTAACTTATTGAATGAAGGTAAGGTCAAGAAGGCTATATTTATATGCACAAAGACTTCTCTTATAGAAGTCGATAATGATTTGAGAACTAAGTTAGAGTACGATGACGGGAGTTCATTTCAACCATTTATAATAACAGATAACGAGTCGCTGAGAGAATTTTATAGAAATGAAGAACACGACATAACACTGCTTCAATATGAAAAAATTCATCAATTGGATTTAGCTCTTTTATTTAAGTGTCTGAGTAAAATTCCTACCTTAGTTATATGTGACGAATCCCATAAACTTAAAACTCCGTCCGCTTTACTCACTAAGAGTATAGTTGCCGTCAGAAGAGCAATAAAATATTTAGTATTTTTAACTGCTACTCCAATAACTACTAATCTTTTAGATTTGTTTAATCAGATTCAGATATTGGATAAGTTAGTTTTTAAAAATAAAAATCAATTTATAAATAATTTCATAGAAATGAAAATGGTCAAGAACTGGAAAACTGGAAGACAGTATCCAGAAGTAGGAGGATATAAAAATTTAGAACTACTAAGAAGTATGTTAAAAGATATATGTTTCGACTACTATCCACAGCAAAACACTGAATACATAATACACAAAACTAAAATTGAGAATGTGGACGAGTATGTTAGTGCGTCAGAAGGACTCCTTAAATCCGAAGATTCTAAAGAATATTCCGCAAGATTTGTAGACTTACAGCACGTGGTAGATAAATCTAGAGAGAAGTTAAAACTTTTTGCTAAAGCAATATCTCCGCACTACAAAGACGGGTTGATTGTGTATTGTCACTACAGAGAAACTATTTCCATAATAAGTAGAGTGTTGGACAGGCTAAATTTTGATTATGAAACTATAACAGGGGAAACCTCTACAAAAGATAGAAAAAGGATAAAAGAGTGGTTTAATAGTTGTCCCCAAGAAAAAGTACTAATAATATCTAATGCGGGAGGACAGTCTGCAAACTTACAAAGCGTCAATAATCTATTTTTTTATGACATGCCTCAAGGGTTTGGAGCGTTTTCTCAAGCAAAAGGTAGAATTGAGAGACTGTTTAGCAAACATAGTGATTTTAAAATACATTTTATTCTAACCGAGATTGAGTATAATGGCAACGTTACAGGTACTGTAGATTTATATAAGTATGAGTTAATATCCTCTTACGGAGAATTAACTGAAACAGTATTGAAAGTAGATAAAATACCTAAAGGAAATCTCACCTCTTTCAACAAATCTTTAATAAATAAGATGAAACAATCTATGCTGTGGAAAAAGTCTAATAAGAGAATAAAGAAAATTTAATTAAACCCTTGACAAAGATATTAAGATGTGTTAAGATATATGTATAAATATTAATCGGAGAAAATCTTTGGATAATTATAACATAGAAAAAAATTTTTTAATAGGTAAGTTAGGATTCTTCAGTAAATATTTGGGGAGAATAACCCAACAAGAGATAGATTATTTTAATAGTATTTTTCCTAAACTAAATAGTTGTGTAGTGTATGGGGACGAGGAACAACTAAACAAATTAGGGATGTACTTAGTTTTAGTTAAGCACGGAATAAATAGAAGTTTTAGAGTTGAATCTTTTAGTCAATATGTTGATGGATTTTATTCAGACAACTACGAAACAGCTAGTTTCTACAAGAACACCGAAGTACCTTTACTTTTTATTTATGTCCACAAGATGACACCTCTAGTCAGTAAGAATGAAGAATACATAATGCCAGTATTCAATAATAGAAGTATGGCTAACTTACCTACAGTAGTACTTTGTGAGATAGACCAAGGTTTAGCTAGAACACAAGAATTACCTTTTATGAGAAAGATAAGTCTAAACAAGAATTCCATTGCGGATAAAAGTTCTAAAAAATATTCAAAATAGTTATTTTAAATATATTCGGAGGAAAACTATGTACGTAGTAAACAAAGGGAATCACGTCGTAAATTTGTCAACTCCTATGGGAGTATACACAATAAAACCTAAAAGCTATATTAAATTTACGAACAAGTTTTACAGGACAAGTATAATAAATGCAGTATCTCAATTTAAAGGGACATTGTTTTATTCTGACGATTTAGATAAAGCAGAAAGTCTATTAGCTAGTTTAGTTGAGGATATTCCCAATATTGATAACTTAGATAAAACAGGAGATATCCCCACTGAAGGTGAACCTAGTCAGACTCTAAAAGTTACTTTGACGGATGGACATGTAGCCAGACTTGGTTGCTCTGAGCTTGTTGAAGAATTTACAGAGTTGATTGAAAACATCCAATCCCAAAACACAGATTTAGTTATGGATGAAACAAAATTGAATTTTTTCTTAGATGAATTTCTGAGAGATAAACCAAAAAATTTAGAAGATTTAAGTTTGGAAGAGTTAAAGACCGTCGCAGACGAAGAAGGAATAACCTACTCTGCGAGAATAGGAGCTAAAGCATTAGCTAAAAGAATAACCGAAAGTAGAAACTAGTAAATTCTATAAAGGAAAACTTGGATGGAGTTGGAAAAACAAGTAGAGAACGCACAGAGTCTCACAGATTCTGCTGTGTTAATTCTCTCACATTTAGATAAATTACCTAGCATTGAGCCTATTAAAGATATATTGTCTTTAATAGATTATTCTCCTATATCTAACTACAGAAACATATTCGAGGATGTTAGAGATTTCCATAATCAAAACGGTAGATTTCCAGAACCTAACTATTTAGATTCTAAGTATGCACCTAAGTATTATAGCGTTCCTAGTGAATATAGCTATGATGTTCTTTTGGACTTCACAAATCAACTAAAGAAGCATAAAAAGCTACAGGATATAACTAAAGCTATATCTAATTGTGATTTAGAAAAAATCGCTGACATAGTTTCTAAAGATGTAATAAAAAGTTCAGATAACCCTACTTCGATAGATGACGTGGAATCTTTATATGAAGAATTAGAACGTCAACCTAGCGGTATGTTGTTAGGTATTCCTGAGTTAGACCACTACGTTAAAGGTTTAGATTATGGAACTATGAATGTGATATCAGCTCCTGTAGGTACTTTCAAATCAACGTTAGCTATATCCACCGCATACCATGCTTGTTTCAACGAAGGCAAGAAAGTAGTTTACTTTACTTTAGAGATTACCCCAGTTAAAGTGTTCTACGATTTAATAGCTCGACATTCGTATGAACTAGGAACTCCTCTAGATGCAGGGGATATAAAAAAAGGAAGATTAAATCCACAACAAAAAGAAATATTTAAAAATGTGGTAGCCAATTGGAAAGAAAATTGTAAAGGTAAATTGTATGTTATAGGTACTAAAGATATAGCGGAGTACAGTCAAACCTATCTAGAGGCTTTCATAAGGAAACTTTCAGAAAACATGGGCGGTTTAGACATGCTATATATAGATTATCTAAACTTACTTAAAAATAAAATACCCGCTTCATTGAAATTAGACCAGTATCAGGCACTAAATTATTATACTCAGTTCTTCACTGATTTAGCAGTACGTATGAATTTTATTCTTATGATGTTATGTCAAGTGAGTAGAACAGGTACAGAGAAACTTGACAGCCAAGCAAGTAAAGAAGGCGGGAAGAAATTAGCTTCCACTACATTTTTTGCTGAGGCTAATGAAGTAGAACGTTCAGCTTCGGTTGCTTTTATCCTACATGCCACTAAAGCCATGAAGAACAGAAATAACGTAGATATATTTGTTGTCAAAAACAGAGACGGGGCTTGTCCCGAAGAACCAATAACTACCGTAGTAGTCCCTCAGTACTTTTTAGTGGGCACTAAAGAATTTACTAATTTGACAAGCACCGATAATTTAATCAACAATTGCATGACTAATCCTACGTTTGCTTCAGATACCGATGTAGATGAGATGGATTTAAGTAACTTTCTAGACCAAGAATTAGGGGAAGAATAATGTCTAATCTAGATAAGTTAGATTACAAGAATCTGAGAGTACTTGTAGAAAGGTTGGTACCTCTTGAGGATTTTGTAGAAATTGTACCTTTTAATATCTTGTGCCCTTTTCACGACAACAAGCACACTCCGTCTGCAAGAATATATATCAATGAAGGTATAGCGAGGATTCATTGTTTTGCAGAGCACAGGACATACAGCTCCTACGATTATCTAAGGTTGATAAAACACATAAACCCTGCGGAGTATCTAAAACAAAACTACAACGTTAGGGATATCGAAGATATGATAGAGCTAGCAGAAAAGTATGAATTATTTACATACAAAGACGAGAACAAGTTCAAAGAACACATCCACAATTGTTGGGTGGACAGTCTAGAGGATGTTCCTACATTCTTAGACAACTTATACAGCAGTATTGATTTGGAGAGTTAGATAATGTCAATAGCAAAACAAGTAGAATATAAACATTATTTTAATGCGGTAGCGTTAGATTATACCTATGAGGATAGATTTAAACATACTCTGATTGAATCTGTCAATGAATTAAAAGACCTATTAAGTGATGTAAAAGATAGGGTAATAGCGTTTGACGTAGAGACCGACGGACTCGACCTTAATCATCATGAGATTGTAGGTTTTTCTTTTTCATTTGACGAGTGGTCTGGGTACTATGTACCCCTCAGACATTCTAGTTATGAAGATGTTGTATCTAAAACACCTAAATTGGATGAGGAAGGTAATATAGTTTATTCCAAGAGAGGGAACACTCCTCTCTTGAAGAACATAAAAACCAGAGTCTTTAAAGATTACGAGTGCAATTTAGACCCTAAATCTTGTTTTGATATACTGTATAAAGCTTTGGCTGAGGCTAAACTTGTTCTATTACATAACGCAGTATTCGATTTACCGATGTTAAGGAAAGAAGGTTATGATGTATCAAAAATAAATTTATTCGATACTATGACTCTTACTTATAATATGGATACAAACGCAGGCGGATTCTTCGGTCTGAAATCAGCTTCAGAACATTTTTTAGGAAGAAGACCAACAAAGTTCAAAGAAGTATTAGGAAAAGAAAAAACATTTAAGTATATTAATCCAGTAGACTGTGCCAGATATGCTAGTGAAGATGCAGGGAATACTTTTGGTTTGTTCAAAAAACTTTACCCTTATTTAGTCCAAGAAGGATGTACTAATGTTTTAAAATTAGATAATGATTTGGTAAAGAGCTTTGTAAACTATTATATTGAGAACCCTCTGTATATAGACAAAACAACCATGAAACAATACAGAGAAGAAATCATAGAGAGAAAAAAGAAGTTAGAACTTAAGATATACGAGGCGGTAGGATACCCGTTCAACATAGCTTCCAAGAGTAATGAACTTGTAAAAGCGTTACAATCTATGGGGATAGATACTGGTGTGTATTCCGAGAAAACAGGCAATATGTCCGTAGCCAAAGATGCTTTATTAGGGATACAAGATAAACATCCTATAGCAAAAGACCTTATAGAGTTAAGTAGCCTTGAGAAGCAATTGAATTCTTATATAGATAAACTAGCCAATTGTGAGGATTCTGAAGTAGAGGGAAAAGGAATCTGCAGGGTTAATTATAGACTATTTAAAACTTCTTCAGGTAGACTAGCTTCAGGAAGCGATTCAGGGAGTAAAGAAGATAATCCATATTTTATAAACTTAAATATCCAAAACTTAACTAAACCTAAATCAGCAGTATGGGTAGCAAATAAAATTGGAGATTCAACAAAAGGTATAATGGGTTATAGTTTTAAGTTAGTTGATGACCTAGTAAAAGAAGACGATGCTAGTTGGATAGGTAGAGAAAGAACATCTGAGTTCAAACAAGCAGTTAAAGATTACATATCTAATAATCCTGATTTGTATTATGTCGAAGGCATGTCTCCAGAAATAAATGTCCGAAAAGCAATAACAGTTAAAGATGTAGATAAAGAACTCATAGCACACTTCGACTTTAATGCAGAAGAAATTAAATTGGCGGGGATACTTAGCGGGGAACCTAACTTTATTGAACCTTTTAGACATGGAAAAGATGTACATACGGAGATGGCTATCAA